ATTAAACAGGATATTATTAAATTTCAGGTTGCGGTGTACTATTTGCAATAATAGCCTGTTTAATAATATCCGCCGTGTTTACAACGGCTGCTTTTGTTGGGGTATTCACATCTACAGCTGGGGTACCGGTAGTAGCTGCGTCCTGCTTGACATAAGTAACTATGCTTACCCACACCAGAACGGCAAGCGCAATTGTAATAATAATGTTAAAAAAGATAATAAGGCTGCGGTTTTGCATGCCATTCGAAAAATTACTTGCCATGTTTATAGACGAATTAAAGAAAATGACAAAAAACACCGCTTTTAATAGGTGTTCCTTCACGTAATCCACTATTTTGAACAAGAACCGAAGTATGGCGAGTATGAAAGCCATCAATCCACCGCTATTACACATGTCCTCTTCCTGGAATCCCGCTTTGGCATTACGTAAATGCTCATCAATATCTGTTCTAGCACTCGACCATGCCCAGTTGACTCCTCCATAAATATACACACCGAAAAATGAATATATTATCAAATATAACCCGCAAATAACCGCTCCCATAGGTACACTGATAATAATTGTAATGAGAAAACGAATGAACCAGACAAAGAAGGATGAAATTGGAGATAACAATGACTTGAGGATAGATACAACTTCTTGTGTATCATGTTTAATTTCTCCAACAAAATTAAGTGTGAATATGGAGATGAAGAAAAGGATAAATACAATCGCAAACATGATATTGATTAGCATGTTACCGGTAGCATCTGTCAATAGATCAATGAAGAAGTTTTTGAATGCTATGGCAAAATTTTTCGTCCAAATCAAACACAATACATATATAAGTAAAAACTGACATGTTCCGTTCAAAAACCAGGATGTTGCATTCGGGACCCATTGCAATAACAGCTGATCCAGTTTTTCGGGAAACCACATTGCATATTCAAAGAAATATAATAAAAGTTTGCCAACACCACCATCTAATTTCTTTAACAGTTGTGTTCTAGAAAACGCAGGAATCTCTACACCGGTATCTTTTGCATAACGCATCAAATAGTACCAATTGTATACCATCCATGAACTAACCACTGCTGATTCTAATAATGCAATTTGGTTTCTCACAATCGCAATATCCTTGTCTGTCGCTGTATTTACAGATATTCCATTAACAATACCTGCAGCGATTTTTTGATTTATGCTATTCATAGCGTCATAAACCGAATTTATAGCACGTATAATAGTGAGTTTCACTTTTGATGACTTACTATCTGGCTCTTTCAAATTATCGCGTCCTTCGTATTCAGAATCTTCAAAATAATTTTTCGCACCTTCTATGGTTTTACCAAACATGCGGTGTTTCCAATATTCTACACTAAACATAGATGGCGATGAATCTGCGGGCGACGATGCATCAGGGCGGGTAGATGTACTTGCATCTATGATAGGTGTCTGGCTGCTCGGTTTATTTGTTAATACGTCAAAATCCGCCATTCCTGTAATATTTTGCTTCTGTTTCTTCTTTCTTATTTTCTTTATTTTTTGAATCATATGTGCACTTTGGAAGTCGTCTACAGGTTCATCATTGATACTACTAAAGGACGTCTGTATAGTAGGAATATTATTTTGTATTGTATGTTTTTCCTTATTACCCAACATATATATTCGTTATTATATATATTTTGTTATTTTTTTTTAGATCAAACTAATCAAATATAGCCATGTCAACTATCTCGAATATAACATCGCACAATTGCCACCAATGAACGAGAGAATATTATATCTTTCCTCAAACAGTGTCAGATTATAGTTATATTCGAACAATCGCCAATTCGACTTACGAACACCAATTGCTTCTCCCGTTTCGGCATCACATATAATATCATAACTCGAATTTACAATATCAATTGTAGGTGAATAGGTGTTTATTTCGAGTTCGATTGTTTTAAATTTACTCAAGTTAATTGCTCCGGATGGCTGATATTCAAATGGACTGGTGTTTAAACAATAATTATAACAATACAAACCCTCTGTTGCTGCGCCGGCCGTTCGCGTATATTTTTCGATATAATCATATACCCCACGTGTCATCAAATTCTCGCGATAGTCACCGTTTAATAAAATACCCAACGTTTCTAATATTTCTTTGCGGTTTTCATTATGATAAATACCGGTAATCGTTATCCCGCTATTTGTAATGGAATCGATATTTGGATGGACTGCCATACCATATTGCAATTCAATTCCCATTCCTAAAATTGGTGTAAACGGTGCCAATGTAATATTTGACGGAAGCCGATCATATGGCCAATTTGTATAATTACTCCATTCATTGCGCAGGTTCACATCGTTTCGTTGCATATACCACATCCAGCTTGCAATCATGCCGTTCGAATTAATTTTTATTCGCTTTGATCCTGTGACATTTTCATATTTATATTCAAATACGTCCTTTACCAAATAGATATGATCTTCAGCAGCAAACAATTGTGTTTCTTCTTTCGATAAGAAACAATATGTTGCCAACAAATGAATATCTGCGTTCCACGTGAGAAATCGGGTGCCGTAATCCTCTTGTCGAATGTATCCACTTGGCGGGGTTTGTAGAAAGCGATACATTTGAAATCGCGATTCATTAAAGTCTGGCTGTATATACGGATAGTTATATTCCACATCAAACACATCTCTTACCTGAAATAGTTCTTGTATGGGGCGCATTGTAATTGAAATCACCAACTCGTTATATTGCAATGCAACCAAGGGGAATGCGCAAGTACTGTTGAGGGTGAACCATGTGTTAATCGGTATATATAAATTGCGTCCGCGAATTGACGGCTCTGCACCGGCAACATCGGGTGTAAATGATGCAGATGGATACGAATTTGTTCGTCCATGCGCAATTCCTGGATCATTTAGTTCGGTTGTATGTCCAGTCATTTTATGAAATAACGCCTTTTTCTCAGCAGAAAAGTCTCGGTCTACCATAGCGGCCATATATTCTCCGCTATATCGTTGTAATGTCATCGATCCACATGTAATTAATATTTCTTTAATCATGTGTGTTCCTATATTTTTAATCCACTTGAATTCATAGGGTGCCCATTTTTGACCAGTATCCACAGTCGGTGGGTGAACTGGACTCCAAATATCAGGTAATGTCATGACTACATATGTGTCCATTAATAAATCTGCATAACGCGGTATTTTAAACGTGAAAGTAGACGGCTCGGCTGGCCGTAAATCTCGTTGTCCATCGTAGTCGATTCGAAATTTTTGCAACCCAAAGTTACTATATTTTGCATATGTGGCTTTGAAAAACGTCTTACATGGATTCCCTGTTAAAAAAACATTGTTTGCACCAACCGCAACTATATTTAGTAATCCACCTGCCATTAATTAAGTTATATACTATATTTTTATTATATTTGTTTCTATATAGATATTATAAAATGCATCTCGTTAATTTTCATTTCACATTAGGTATCATTGCAATATTTCTTATTTTATATATTCTATACAACTTGAAGTACAAAAAACGCGTTGTAATTGATATGGTGACATCGCCAACGATTGAGAATTTTACTGTGGACGACGATGCAAAAAAAGAAGTGGATAAAGTAGTATCTAAATATAACCAATTTAACAACATGCAAAGTATAAAAGACAAATTTACGAATATGCCACTCCACGAATATTGCATTAAATCCTCGTATAACACGGCGCGTAGTGGCAATTATGTAAGTTCACAAATGATAGAGGCAGTATTAAAGCGTGGATGTCGGTTCCTCGATTTTGAAGTGTTTTATATACAAGAAGGCAACTTGTATATACCGAAAGTAGCGGTGTCTTCCGATATAAACTATGCGGTGCTCGATACAAAGAATAGTCTATCGTTTGACGAGGCGCTGGCCACAGTCGCGACGAACGCCTTTTCGCAAACATCACCTAATAACAATGACCCGATATTTGTAAACCTTCGAATAAAATCCAGGGATTCTAACATATACCAAGCTGTTGCTAAATCTATCGATGCGAATCTAAAAACTGTCGCATATACAGGTAATATAACTGCGGATACAAAACTAAGCGAAATTATGCGAAAAGTGGTTATCATAATGGATAAAACGGTTCAACCCGAATACAGACAATTCGCGGAATGCAAATCTGGCGACACGAGCTGTTTTAGTATAATCAATTATATGAACCTCGAAAGTGGAAGTGAATATTTGAATCTATATCAATATACCGATTTGCTTAACCATGCGAACACGCCGGTTTTACTGAAAGACGACAATGTACGCACAACCGCTACGCACATGAAGATGGCGGTACCGGACCGCATATTAAATACTGCAAACCCGGCATTTAAAGAGTTTGTTGTGAAGCATGGATGTCAAAATGTATTGTACCAATTTCATATTGTAGACGACAACTTGGCCGCATACGAGGAGTTCTTTAATGATATGATGGGAGGTATTGTCCCACTATCAGTCGTGCTACCCTATTTTGTCAAAAAACAATAGATATTTTGCATGCAATCCACGGGTTTAGCAAACCGTACATATAATTATTTCTAATGGTATTATATTAGAAATAATGGTGAGATCGTCCCATACCAAAACCCAAAAAAAACGTAAATATAAAAACACTATATGTGAAGATAGTATGACGTTTGAAGAATGTGAACTGGCAATATTGAGGCACGCCGTCGATGAAACCGAAAATATGCAGGGCCAGAAAAAGGTAAATAACCAGGACGTTCAAAAAATGTTATCCATCGTGGAAGACTTTATCAAGAGAAAGCGCTTGGTTTGCTATGGAGGAACTGCGATTAACAATATATTGCCGAAATATGCGCAGTTTTATAAACGCGATATTGAGATTCCAGATTATGACTTCTTTTCTGCGAACGCACTTGACGACGCGAAAGAATTGGCCGATATATATTTTAAGGCTGGATATACTGATGTGGAAGCCAAATCCGGAATGCATTATGGTACATTCAAGGTCTTTGTGAATTTCATACCCATTGCCGACATTACATATTTGCACCCCGATATATACAAGTCTATCTCAAAAGATGCCGTGCAAGTTGCCGGTATCAAATATGCCCCGCCAGATTATTTGCGAATGGCCATTTATTTGGAATTGTCAAGACCCGCAGGAGACGTTTCGCGCTGGGAGAAAATAACAAAGCGTTTGGCGATTTTGAACAAATTTTACCCCATGAAGTTGGATAAAAACTGTTTTGCCATCGATTTTTCTAAAAACATGAATTTGAATATGCCTCACGAAGAACGGTTGCATTTACTGATGCGCGACATTTTTATCGATAACGGGTCCGTATTTTTTGGAGGTTATTCGACTCATTTGTATTCGAAATATATGCCAGACAATAAGCGGAAATTGGTGAATTCCATTCCGGATTTCGATATTATTTCGGAAGACCCCGACAAATGCGCGCTGATTGTCAAAGAACGACTTCGCAGAGAAAAAGTCAAACATGTGAAAATCGTGAATCACGACGCCATCGGCGAAATTATCCCAAGACATATAGAAATAAAGGTTGGAAAACATAGCATGGCATATATATACGAACCGATTGCCTGTCATAGCTATAATGAAATTCTGGTAGATCATAAACAAGTGAAGGTTGCCACAATTGACACCATATTGGCTTTTTACTTAAGCTTTATATATGCCAACATGCCACATTATGATAAAGACCGACTCATGTGCATTGCAATGTTCTTATTTGAGATTGAACAACGTAATCGATTAGAGCAACGCGGTATATTGAAGCGGTTCAGCATTGACTGTTATGGAAAACAGCCCACACTCGAAGATATTCGCTCGGAGAAATCCGAAAAATTTAAGGAATTTGGCAATGACAAAACCAGCAAAGAATACCAGATGTGGTTCTTAAAATATGTTCCGGGGGAAATTGCAAAAGCAAAGGGCGTCAAAAAACTCCCACAACCTGATACAAAAACCCGTAAAATTCGGCCGGTTCTAAAACCGGAGCCAGAGCCAGAGCCAGAAAACCCGTTATTGGCATTGTTGCGAAAACGCATCACGTAAACCCATGATATTTGTTATATTTCACTAATAAATGTTGTAAATTTATACACAAAATAATACATCGTTCCAAATAATACGCTTTTGAATAACAGTCCTGCCATATTAAAGTTACCGTCGGCATGATAAAGCGACAAGAACGCAAACCGTTTGAAAATAAAGGTATTAATAACCGGCAATTGAAAAAAGAAAAACAATACCGCAATAAAAAACGGAACTTGTATGTCGTTTAATATGCTGTCCCAATGATTTTGTTGTCGTTTCTTTTGCTCATATTCCTTTAAGTTTTGCTCGGTCATGTCGTAATGGTCTTTCACATAGTCGCGGTCTAACATATGTTTGGGAATATAATTCGGCTGTGTTGCTTCGTCGTTTGAATATTGAACCGTATTTTGTGGAATATCGCGCGATGGCAGTCGTTGTTGACTCATATTCTGGAACACCTCCATATTGGGGTCCTGGACAAATTGAATATTTTCGGGCGGGGCAAACTGTGATGTACGCTGCTGTGATTGTGTAGGATTTTCCATAATTGGGTTACTCGCGGACACACCATATGGGTTTGGATGTATATTAATCGGTGTATAATTGGTCGGCACATCGCCGTCTATTTTACTCGTTTTTGAATTCGAAATACTTATTGATGTCGGGGGTATTGAACTAGCATACGCACTTGTGGGTTGTCTAGCGCTACCGTCCATCGGCAAATCCGCAATGCGTGTAGTATTTTCCATAAACTATACAATAATAATTATACCAAATATTGTATAGTTTAACGAATAGTATGTATTCTTGCTAAACCCATAGACACAAATAGAATTATTCTTCCGTGTCTGGCTTTTTATCCATCAAATCGACTTGGCGCTTGGTCGTATCACACCGGTCAGTCTTCGTGCTATACTTGTAGCATTTGTCGCCATGCTTATACACTTTACCTTCTAAATCGGTTATGATGGGTCCATTGAACTTTATGCAGTTTTTATCTGTGCATACTTTGCGAAATAATGTAGCAAGACCGAGTCCTAATATAACGGAAATAAATATATGTCCCAAATCCGTGTATAATAAGCGTTTGAAGTTCATGGGTATATATTATACGTGTGGAAAATATATACGAGTTGACCGTGCACAATCACATGCATCTTGTTACATCACCTATTGCTGAACCGGTACTTTGGAGATTTCGCTGGGATTCGTTGGGCACGTGACCTCTTCTTGTGAAAACGAAAAACATGTGCCGGTTTTGTCTTTATATTGCAATATGCTCACGTTTTCGGGTGTAGGATATACATATATGGTGCGAAGGTCGGGCATAGAAATATATACTGCAAAGAATCCAATCACTAAACTTAATAAAAAGAAACGCGCGTCGATAAATTTGAATATTCCCATGTTTGTTATAGTATAATGGCATATAATTTACTCCGCTTAAAATGTTATTATGGATTCAGCCAGATTAGTTCATTTAATATAACAATAATACAGACATATGTATATTTATGTATATTCCTCGTGCAACCGTAGATTTTTGCATTAGTTCCAAAGAAGATGCGGAGTCTACATCGTATGAACCCGAAAATGAACTTATTGAACACGATAAGATGTTTGATATAGAGGCAGCAAAAAAACCCATACCGCATCGTGGATTTTTAGATGTCATGGAGACAATGAATGTTAAATTTGGATATAATGACGGAAAATTATCAGCAGCGTTAGACCTAATTTCATTGTATCTAAAAGGCCAAAAAATGTTGTATTTAGAAGCAAAATCTTATTGTGAGTTTTATTTGTACCGACTCATGATTCCTGCAATTATTATGTCATCTGTGTCTTCAGTTATTAGTGGAATATTTTATGATAATACAACTGCTGTAAAGGTTGTTTCCGGAACAAGTGCATTAAATACGATTATTTTATCACTCGTAAATTTCTACAAATTAGATGCGAAAGCAGAGGCACATAAAATGACCGCATATTCATTCGACCAAATTATATCAGAATGCGAATTTACATCTGGTAAAATATTATTGAGTAACGTAGCTGAAAATAAAAAAGACGAAGACGCCGCTGAACATGTGAATCAAGGAGAAAAACCTATTAAATATGATATACAATATGTCCAAAATTTTATTACACAAATCGAGAAAAAAGTAAAGGAAGTGAAAGAGAAAAATCAATTCATCATTCCGGATACAATTCGATATAGATACCCGACTATTTACAACAAAAACATGTTTATGGACGTTATCAAAATGCACATAGATGAGATGAAATTTTGCAATGAATTAAAGGTTATTTGCAACGATGAGATTGACGCACGGAATAAGATTATCGGTGGAGATAAGTCAAACCGTGCACGCGAAGAGTTGAAGCATTTTTATGTTAATAAAAATGATAAAATAACTGCTATTCTTGAATACCGGAAAACAAGAACAGAATGTGACGCAAAGATAACAGATGAACTTAATAATGTAGGTCACGTTGATACAAAGTGGTTCTTTTATTAGCATATTCAAAATAATTTATGAAGAATAAATTATTTGAATTGTTATTTCAAATGGTCTAAACTGTAAAAGGTGGGTAATTCGGCCACAGTTACCAAAAACAACTACAAAAATAATTTGGTGGTTTAATATCGATTACTGCGCCATCTACAATTTCAAGTTCGTCATTAAACCCGCGACGATATACATTCACTGCATTACTCGTCGTAATGAGTTGTTCGTAATTTTTATACACGTTGTTTAAATATATTTTAGATTCGCTTCCGCTGAGAGTTTCATCGAGTTCCATGAATTTTAATATTTCAATGCTCAACTTGTAATAACTCTTATGCGAATCCAGCTCAATTTCCATCCGTTTTTGCAAATTCCATAGTAATTCTATACTTGTAAGAATCCCACATAAGAGGGACATCAGTGAGTTTATAATAGAGATGGTAGATTGGTCTATTTGTGATTGGATACCCACTGCGATAAATGAGTTGATTCCACTTAGAAAGATTACTGGTATGCGAAAAAATGAAAATAATACATTCTTGTAAAAATGATACCGTTTATTATGATAAATGCTCAAATGTATGCAATTATTTCGTATTTTTTTCAATATTTTATATACATCTTCCTTCCTGATAGATAAAGAAGGGTCCTCATTCGAATCGTTTGAGTGAGAACTATTGTCATTGTTTCGGTTTAAATCGATAGATAAGTTTGATGAATGATATCGGTCGTCATATGTATGTTCGTTCATGTTTAATTACATACAAAAGTAGTTTACATTTTATATTGTTTGTTTTGTATGTTTTACACCTTTTTACATTTCAAATGCCGATTTTTAATAATACAATTTTATGATTTCAACCAATTCCATATTTTCTTCCCGTTCAATTCGTCTAATACATTCTTTCATTGTTTCTATTAATGTATCCAATTTGTCATCAATATCCACTTTACTCACATTGGAATCGGGATTGAAACGAATAAATATCCATTTGCCGCTATGTATCATGTAGAGGTCATCATAACGAATTTCTTCATCACGTGCATCATAACCCCGATGACTGAATTCATCCGTTTCAGTTGCTAACATAGTATTACCAATTAACTTACGATGGTCAATGCGACGCCGATGGGTACAATCACAATTGCCGGTATAAAGAGGGCGGTCGTGAACAAATCCTTCAAAATTTTCATTGATTTTATTCCTTACCATAATTTCTTTGGTATGAGCATAAATAACTTTACTGCGTGCATCTGCTGGAAAGCAACGTTTGAAGCAGGTTGCACAATATCCATCGTATTGAATCTTACCACCACGACTATCAATCCAATCAATGCAATTAGGACATCTGTTGCCGCCGCCATGGGCAATGCATTTATCGGTTTTTCTTTGTGCGCTTGCTTTACAATTTGGTTCAACACATCTGTTGCCGCCACCGTGGGCTACACATTTATCGGTTTTATCTCTGGCGCTGGCGTTGCAATTCGGTTCAACACATCTTTTGCCGCCGCCGTGTCTTTTACATTTATCGGTTTTACCTCTGGCACTTGCTTCACAATTCGGTTCAATGCAACGTTTTCCACCTCCGTGTGCTACACATTTATCGGTTTTGCCTGCGGCACTTGCACTGCAATGTGGTTCATTACATCTTTTGCCACCGCCGTGTGCTACACATTTATCGGTATTGCCAGTGGCACTTGATGTACAATTTGGTTCAACACATCTGTTGCCGCCACCATGTCTTTTACATTTATCGGTTTTACCTTGGGCACTTGCAGTACAATTCGGTTCAACGCATCTGTTGCCGCCACCGTGCGCTACACACTTATCGGTTTTGCCCTGTGCGCTTGCACTGCAATCTGGTTCAATGCATCTTTTGCCGCCACCGTGCGCTACACATTTATCGGTTTTATCTCTGGCGCTGGCTTTGCAATTCGGTTCAACACATCTCAATCCGCCACCGTGTGCAATGCATTTATCAGTTTTGCCTTGGGCGCTTGCGCTGCAATTCGGTTCAACGCATCTTTTACCGCCACCGTGTCTTTTACAATTATCGGTTTTGCCTATTGCACCTGCTGTACAATTCGGTTCATTACATAAACGCCTTTTACGCTTATTTATTACAATACAATATTCTTGCGACATTTTAGATTTATATATAAGAAGTTATAACATGTTAATTTTAAATCAATTATATATAAATCGGCATTTGAAATGTACAAATGTGTAAAACAATGTAATAAGTAATACTTTCGAATATTACTTACTAGAAAAATGGTCAATTGTCACAAATTTACACCTACTTTTTGTTCTTTTTCTTCTTCTTTTTCTCACCAGAAGATGCCGCCTTTGCCATGTCTTCTTCGTCCAACATCTTAGCCAAATCCGGATGAATGAATGACTTTTCCTGCGCTTCTTCATCGTTTAACTTGAAGACTAAGTGATTTGGGTCACCTGTCGAAGTAACCGAGTATTTCTGTTGTAGAGCCAACTGTTCTCGTTTACGCTGCATGACCTTCTCAAACTCTTCTTGTTTTTCCTTCTTCAGTTTCTCACGACGCTGGGCGGCACGGTCCAACACCTTGGTCTTATTTTCCTCCTTTCTCAACATACGGTCTAACGCGCCTTGATCAAACTTTACATTCTTCCCCATTCCACCCATGCTCTTTGCCATATTTTGAAACATTTCTTTGAAATTTTCGCTGCCGCCCATTTCCTTCATCTTGCTCATCATATCGCCGGCTTCTCTCATAATTTCGTCCTTGGATATGGAGCCATTTTTCATCTTTTCGTCCAACTTCGAACTGACTGTCTTCATTAGACTTGAAATCTTCGCGGGATTTTGCATTAATTTCTTGATAACGTCCTGCGGGTTTGCATTGGGGTTAAGACCATCGCCCAATACATCTTTAAACTCGTCTGCGATTTCCTCTGCCATTTCCTTGGCAAGTGTTCCAATCTTACCTTCAAACAATGTTTTCAGCGTGTTTTGCAGATTGTTTAAATCAGGCATACCCTCCATGTTGGGCATATGCTTAAACATATTTTCGAAACTAGCACCTCCTTCTGGGCTGGACTGCTCACCTGTACCCGTAGCAGAGGCGTCGGCATTGTTCTCGGGAGACATCTTTTCAAAAAATCCAGTAAGATTTAACATGGTCTCGTTCAACTTCTCCTGTAAATCTTTTTCATCGATTCCTGCAAATAACTTTGCCGTCTCGCCGAAATCTGATTTATCGTTCGCCGAGCCGACCACCGTAAACAACATCAACTGCAAATATTTCCAGATGATTTTCTTACTGTTTTCACTTAGTCCATCACTGTTAAAAATCAACTTGAAACTCATGTTCGGGAAAAAATACACATCGGCCTCGCTATCTTGTTTGAATATGTCCTCGTTTTGATACAATATATCAAAAAAGCGTACAGGATAAATCTTTCCGCAAAATAGGAACAATGTTTCTAGTTGGTCGTCCGTCGTGTCTTCGTCGCCCCATTTACTCCACATATGAGAAAACTCGGGGAATGAAGTAGATAAATCGCGAGTAAAATCGGCGACGAGCGCCCTAAAGTTGGTTGGAATTTGTGTTTTTGTCGTCGGCATTTTTATAGTATATCATAGAATGTTGTTTAAATACTTTTCCTTCTTCTATACAATTATTCGTCGTACAATCGAATCGAGTCGGTTGTGTTTTTAATTCCCGGTGTGCTATAACTCGAATATTCGTTATCGGCAGATTCGTACCCCACTTCTTCCGGCCATACTAAATTTATAGGAAGTGTATTTGTAGTAAATAAGTTGGGTCCAGGTGGATTGAACTGACTATCCTGGTCGAACTGCGTATTTATTCTATTTACGCCATTGCACATTTCAAATGCGCAATCAGCATCACCTTGCTCACTCATAACTGCCCACTTCGTGGGCGGTTTGAATGTGCAATGGTGTAATCTACGCAAAACCGGTACGGGTGGGATATTCAATGCATTATTCAGGTTGTTAAACTTAATTCGGTCATTGCCCGGAGTATGTGCTTGCTGATTTCCTTGCGACGAATGTCTCCCGAAAATATACATACCGCCGTCAACACTGCCAATATTCCAAAACGCGAGATACAAATCGTTCAACAGTTGTGTGATTATACCGTCTTTTTGCATGTTATTTTCTGCCACGTATTTTTGTATTTTATCGAAGAGGTCTTTGATGGATTGTTTTTTCGTATTTAATTCTTCGGGGGACATGCCATAATGAATATGCTTGGCCTCATATAATGCTTCTAATATGCGCTGTCGAAATGCAAACTTAATGATGATATTGTCATCCACCACATTGCCGTCCTCGTCAATCAGCTCGGGTAATCTTAACACGGTTTCTTCGATATGTGCTGTATATATCCCCACTTCTTCCTGACGAACCGCTTGTGCTTTAATGGTTGCAATAATATCGCATGGTGTAGTGGTTTTAACATGATAATATTTTTTGATTTCACCGATTAGCGTACTTTCATATAGTTCTGTTGTCCATTTATTGGTTGTCCAGTCGTATATGAGACCATTATCGACTTGCACATGGACATTTTGTAGGCATGGATATAAGACCTTATGTAGTGATTCGCCGTACACTAACGATGCATTTTCGAGTTTATCAATGAAATGATACTCGCTGTTTTTGGAAATGCTGAGTTCGCTCAACAATTTGGCATTGTGATCCGTTCCAAATCCAATATTGATCGACATATATTCGGTTGAAATACACTTAAGTAGCTCGGCCGATGTCGTCGCGCCACAGGTTGGTTCGCCGTCAGTCATGAATATGTGAACGCATGTATGGTTTGGATACGTTTCAGCATATGATGTAATACTGGCAGTTGCCGCGGTCAATGCCGCTTCGATATTGGTGCTACCATCTGCATCGATCGCATTGAGAGTCTCGAGAATATCAGGCAAGCTTTGTTGCGACACTTTGACTGGGTCTACAATTGTTTTTATCGTTTCGTTGAATGTGTTTATTTGGACATAAATATCCGCGTCTTGTGTGGATACGTATTTCATGATACTTTTTAGCGTTTGAATTGCATATTGCATTTTTGTATTAGCGTGTTTCACACAATCTCCCATGGAACCGGTTGCGTCAACTGTAAACAATATGAATATGGGACGATTTGTGATTTTTACCGCGTTTAACTCCAGAACCATGATACCAAACGTCTCATTTTCGTCGGTGCATGGATTTACCGGAAGAACTGGGTACGTATTCAACTGTATATATGTGTTTTTAATGGGCATTCTTATATTAAGGCTTTTGTGTCTAATTTACAATTGGTTTATGATGTACACTTTTCTCAATTTTATGACAGAAATTTATGCGATGGTCATTTGCACCTTTGAACAATTAAAACCGACCCATGCCCGAATGGCAATGGGCGGATTTACACCGTTGAAGTTTTCAATCCGCACAGCGGATGAAACTTCAACTAAGTTACCAGTTACAATTTGAACCATAGCACCCCGTAGGGGTGCGGTTTCAAATCTTCACGGGTATAAATCTTCATCGGTGTATAAAAACTTTTTCCATTGCCGTGCCACATATCATTCTCCCATTCTCCCATTCTCCCATTCGCCCTCATATCTTAACACTCCATCTTCATTATAGTATTTTCCTTTGCCGTTCATCATATTATTTGTATATTCGCCCTCATATCTTAACACTCCATCTTCATAAAAGTATTTTCCTTTGCCGTGCCGCATATCATTTTTATATTCGCCCTCATATCTTAACACTCCATCTTCATTATAGTATTTTCCTTTGCCATTCATCATATTATTTTTATATTCGCCATCATAAATTAACACTCCATCTTCATAAAAGTATTTTCCTTTGCCGTTCCGCTCATCATTTTTCCATTCGCCCTCATAACTTAACACTTCGTTTTTATAAAAACTTTTTCCTTTGCCGTTCCGCATATTATTTTTATATTCGCCCTCATAACTTAACACTCCATCTTCATAAAAGTATTTTCCTTTGCCGTTCCGCTCATCATTCTTCCATTCGCCCTCATAACTTAACACTCCATCTTCATTAAAATCTTTTCCTTTGCCGTTCCGCTCATCATTCTTCCATTCGCCCTCATAAATTAACACTCCATCTTCATAAAAGTATTTTCCTTTGCCGTTCCGCTCATCATTCTTCCATTCGCCCTCATAACTTAACACTCCATCATCATAAAATTCTTTTCCATTGCCGTGCCGCATATCATTTGCATATTCGCCATCATATTCTACATTGCCGTTTTCATAAAAACTTTTTCCATTGATGCGGATCATTATGTTTGACATAGTATCGGTTTGAGTTTATATTACGCTTATATAGTTAACATATATTCAAATCAATTTTTACAATATATATAACAGTTTTGTCCCGCGTTACACTATTGCACATTACAAATCAGCAATGGTGTCCCATGTAAAATTGAAACGTGTATTTTTTATTGTATTATTGCAATATAATAAAATGAGCGGATGGATATATTGCATAACAAATTCGTTATATAAAATGGATGATATCTACAAATTAGGTTATACCGCAAACAAACAATCGCCAGAATTAGTAAAACAACATTTGATTCAAAGGTATGGAACATATTTTCCGGATGTTGAATGTATAGATTTATTCGAAGTTAAACAACCGGTTCAAGCAGAAAAACAATTGTTTGAATTATTGAAAGATTATAAATATAATAATGAAATGTATAAAGCGGATTACGAAATTACTATAAAACCTCAGTTAGAGTTCATCAAAACACAATATTGCTGTAATAATGAGCGAATTATTACAGAACAAGAAAAACAAAAATATAAAACAAAACTAGCTAAAAAAATAAATAATTTTACCAAACATTTGGTTCAAATCCAACACTACATATTAACAAACTTGCATAAAATGAATAATTACAACTCACAATTAATGAGTAATGCACACAATAGTTTATCTTATTACAATGGACAATGTTTTCCTGTCCAAGATAAGAAAATGATGAAGTTTTATAAAGAACGTTTACTTTCCGATTTATCTTTTCATATCCAACAATTTGATTATAATGATTTGGAAATATTGTCTTTTGTAGAATATGTTGTAAATTTGGTATAAATCATCAAATAGATGTAACCGCGAACACCCCAATTGTAAAAAATTGACGAGACCATTGTCCATTAAAATGAAAGTATTCAATCAAGCAAATTGCTCAAATGTCGTTAAACATTTATATTCCGCGCATGTTAGGCACGGTAACTAAAAAAACAATACAAGACTCGTTCAATGCACTAGGTATTGGACGAGTGGACGAAATAGACATGGTTTACAAAGTCAATGAAAACCGTAATGCCTATTATTTCGCTTTCATAAAAATAGCTCCTTACAATACGCCTCAATCGGCTGCATTGCAACGTAACCTAAATAAAAATAAATATATTCGATTCACGTACGACGAAGAAGCCGGCCAATACTGGGAAATCAAAAAATATATTCCGCGCGACCAACGCGGGCTACTACATCGCGATGATGTAAGTGCAAATCGTCCACTGAGCGATAATCCTCGACTATTTACGTCATTCGAGTCCGTTAACGAAATTGAGAACATACCCGTCAACCCAAACAATATCTGGAAAAAAACTACACAAGAACCGCTACTCGGCCGGTTTGGATTATCATCCACCATTTGGACACCACTCATACCAATCATCGATAGCATAACAAATGCTTTCACGACAAAACCCAGCGCATTCACGGCACAAGACAAGTTAGATTTAGTGGAAGAATACGAAGAACTAGAGAAACAAATACGTATACAAATATGTATTTAGTAGGGGGTAACCCCCGTCCCATATTTTACAAATTGTATTGTTGTATTTTTTATTAGTAATAATTTATATCTGTATTTTATAAATGTCTAACGATTATATATTTCAAAACGAAAAACTAAAAAATAGTTTTAAAAATATCATATCCATAATACGAGAGATTGGCAATATGAAAAACAGCGTCGCGTCCAAACTGGGGGAGCTGAAACGATTGCACGGCGAGATGATTCGGGATAATAACAAACAAATCTTCTTGTTCTGTTTAGATTCGTTTTATTATCAATACAAAATCTTTTCGATGGAATTTGAACACATAAAGAAGTTGAGGGCATTATTGAACAACCGAATGTATTGTGATTACTATAAATTGCACAATATGATTGTCAAGTTCTGTAAAGAACGATTGCATGAAGATTCATTAACCATACGCTCATTCCCAGTTTATAAAGACCTAGAACCATTCCAGGAGTACTGCATTGAAGATATTAGTGCGTTGCATGAAAGTATATTGAATCTTCTCAACTCGCTATATTTAGAAACGGTGCATAAAGAGAACTCTATCTTACATTATAATGACAACCATAAAGTCGGGTTCTCCATTTCCAACTTTTTAAACACACTAACACATGAAAATCGCATATTGCAAGACCAAATCACCCTGTATGTTAACTACATTTCCTTTTTTCACATATCACAACAGAAACAATTGAAGCGATTGCATCATCGTATTGCCGACTTTTACAAAGAAGTGGACGAGAACATCAATATGAATTACACGTTCTCGATTGAAGACATAAAAGATGACCACACAATAGATACATTAGATGATATACTTGACCCGGCCGATGATATACCAGCTGCACCTGCTCCATCTGCTGACCAAAGTCCATCACAAACCCTGGAACCCGCTTCGACCAATGTGTCGAATACTCTTATAGCCAATCCAAATGAAGAAAATGCGTTAGTTCCGGTAGCCGTCGAAACGTTGCCCAAATTTAAGTCATTATCGATGATGATTCCAACGTAGAATCGTACACTATCATTTAGCCGGTATACTGGATGGGCTGGTTTTTTTGTAATTATATTATATTAGTACCTACAAATATAATATGTCTTCGGAAAAACAAACCGATATTATTCCGCCTCCATCGCCAATGACTACGGATGAAGTGGAAACTTTCCGTAGTGAAACGAATACAACCAAGGATGCAGGTAAACCTGCGGACCAATCCAAAATAAAAAAAGTAGAATGGTCTCCGGAAAACGAAGTCATTATGGTTGAATGGTGTGATATTGCACAGTGTTATAAATGGCTCAATACGCGTGCTCATTCAAAATATTCCTATTTTCATGCCTGGTTCACGATACCTGCTATTATTTTTTCTACACTCAGTGGTACTGCATCATTTGCACAAGACAGTTTGCCGGATTCGATGCGCGCATATGCTCCTGCAGTGATTGGTAGTATTAATATTATGATCGGCATTTTAACCACTATTCAACAATATTTGAAAATATCGGAGTTGAATGAAGCACATCGTGTAGCGTCCATTTCATGGGACAAATTCGCGCGTAATATCCGCATTGAACTTGCAAAGAAGCCTGCCGAACGAGGTGATGCGGGTACATTTATTAAACACTGCAGAGGCGAATTTGACCGGCTTATGGAAACCAGTCCTAGTATCCAAGAGACAGTTGTTGCCGATTTTAGAAATAAATTTTCAGGAAGAGAAGGATCCGAAGCCCGCCGTAGATATGACCAGCTGAAGAAACCCGATATTTGCGATACCATTATTAGTGCAAATGAGACTCGCCATAAATGGTATTTAGAATTAGACAAGGATGTAGATGAAATGAACAATGACTTGACCGACGTTGCCATGCAACAAAAGAATAACGTCATTATGGAACAGCGGCGAATGTTGGCAGAGCGCGAAACAGAATTAATCGAAAAGGCCGAGTTTGAAAAGAAATCGGTACGCCTACAAATTGAAAACATGAAATCTCGACAAGATAAAAAGGCCGAACGCGATAAGTATATCAATGATCGTATAAATCACATCAATCTGTATGTTAAAAATTTCATTAATGTGTATGAACGAAAGCCGTTGCGTGATGAAATCATTGATAATTTAAATAACGAGGTTGAGAAGGACGTGTTCGATATATTCTTTGCGTCTTACAGTAGTCTAGACAATGTGTAAATGTATGTAAACTGGCGTGTGTGTGTGTGTGTATGTCTGCATGTGTATAATACATAATGATTGTGAAATTAACATTATGTATTGATTGTATTATTTATAATGATTATAATTCTGTAAAAGATTCTAACGAATATGTTCCGTAATAGGTTTGCTCGTTTTCTGTAAATGTAAACACCGTGTTTTCGGCCAATTCTAGTTCTGTTATGCTACTTTCATCGCTCGACCCGGAGACTGAACTTGACTCGGACCCCGATTCTGTCCCTGACCACGATTCTTCACCACTTGACTCTTCGCTGGATTCTTCCTCATCTTCTTCAGCCGATTCATCTTCACCTGACTCTTCGCTTGATTCTTCATCGCCTTCTTCTACCGACTTTTCTTCACTTGACTCTTCCTCTACCGATTCTTCTTCTACCGATTCTTCTTCACCTGACTCTTCTTCACCTGACTCTTCTTCACCTGACTCTTCTTCACCTGACTCTTCTTCACCTGACTCTTCTTCACCTGACTCTTCTTCACCTGACTCTTCTTCGCCTGACTCTTCTTCGCCTGACTCTTCTACTGACTCTTCTTCGCCTTCTTCTTCTACTGACTCTTCTTCACCTGACTCTTCTACTGACTCTTCTTCACCTGACTCTTCTACTGACTCTTCTTCACCTTCCTCTACCGATTTTACCGATTCTTCTTCACCTGACTCTTCTTCGCCTGACTCTTCTTCAACCGACTCTTCTTCAACCGACTCTTCTTCAACCGACTCTTCTTCACTTTCATTATCCATGTTCTCAACAACATCTTCTGTTTCATCATAAAACAATGCAAATCGTTTGATGTTATTGTATTCCCCCGTTAAAGGACTCTTCGAAAACATATATATATCATCAAACTTCGCATGTGTAACAACCGGCACAATCAGTGATATATTTTCATATCCGTTTTCAGCACTATAATATTCATTTGCATACGTTTCGTCCTCATTTTTCGTACACAAATAAGAAATAATGGGACCAGGAACAGGTTCTCCACTGGCACTATTAATTATCTTGGTAAATGGGTTATTATTAAATATTTGCAACACATCACTGCTGATTTCCACGTTATTAATTCGACCCGTGTTTAATTCATCTACAATTGCCATGATATATTCGCCCGTTTGAAACTTGTCACTATGCGTTTCTATGTTCAACCCAGTGCAGTCAAAGAATACATACAACTGATTTGCGTTTTGGTCGTCTTCCAAGAATCCACGATAAAGTGAATGAATGTCCATATCGGGAATAGATAGTGTCTTCTCCAATAAATCACTGCATTGAGATAAAAATTCGGCATCTACACCACTCGATTCATCATATTCGTCATCATCATCATCATCGTCACTATCAACCGATCCTTCTGTATCGGGTTTAGGTTGTATGGATTCGGCGGAAGTCGACTTCTGGATCGTGGCCATATCTAATTCGGCACAGGGAAGTTGATATATAGAATCGATTTTACTAAACATAAATTGTAGAAATGGAGTATGCAAATCCGTATTAATGGAAAAAAGACACAAATGAATCGTATATGTTTCCGCCAAATTTCTGGGAAACAGCACCAGATTATTTGACAGGATAACATCGTCTAAATATTTGTATTCTGCCATAGCGGGCGGTTTGCCGTTTGGTCGAACGATATCATGCATTGACGGTGTTTTAGCGGGTAAAAACAGGTCGGTTTCCGTGTCCGCTGCCGGATCGGGGGTGTAGATTATATTATTTACAGGCACTTCTGATAAAAAGTTTTTATTTATGAAGGCGCGTAGTTCTGCGGAGGTTAATGCCATTTGTTATATATACAAACGACTCTAAAAAAGTGGCAGGTGTATATCGCATTACAAAAATCTTTATGTGAACTAACATAAAGAGATGCAGATAGGTATAATTAAGACAAATACACGTTTGTTTATTAGCCTCTTTTAGCTATCGCTAGTTATTACTAAACATGAATCAAGAAGACGAGCAATCATACCAACCTTCCGGAGAAAATTATGGCGAGTACGATGAGCAATCGTACGTATATCACGAATCGGGTGATGTCGACGAAAGTACCATTTTCACAGACGTGAAATCGAAGCGTAATCGTATGGATAATTATCTAACGAGTGACCCTGGCCATAAGGTTATCGGCACTAAGAAGGATAGGTTGGAATATTATGCAGGCAGTCTCCTTACTGGAGCATCGATTCGCAACGCAGTGACTGGAATCCGCGAGTATAATATGAAGGTTGGAAATTGGAACGCAGAAGCACAGTTTTTCAAGGTGCGATATTTGGGTGAATATAGTACCAATAGTCCCGACGTCTTGTATTACGATTCTCCGGAACAGTTTGAACGCCATATGCATTGCGGTGTCAAGCAACAAACAAAGCAGAAATGGCAGCGTCAGTATGCACAAGCAACGCAGCCAAGTGCCGATGTATAATATAAAAATATTTTATCAACTTATCAACAAATAAAAATCCCACAAAAAAATGTCATGGTATTATAACTTTAGTATGAAAACTGACCACATACCAATATTATCGTATGTCTTTATTGGAATAACTTCGTTGGTTTTAACATATGCAACAATCGCGGATACTACAAATGAAATTATATTGCCGCCACCGGCCGAGCCCGAAGCAAGTGTTACGCCCGAATCACAATCATCATCTGTATTTTCAGCCGTGCCTGCAATCGCTTTGCCAACACTTTCTGGTACCATTGAGAAACTAAAATCGCTTAACCCGTTTTCAACAGCGACTGCTACAGTTTCTGGCCAAGAAGAAATACCAATTGCAGTTGCTGTCCCTGCACCTTCCTCGACGACAGAACCATCCGCACCTCCCTTACCAATGAATAAATACCCGTCATCTGGCGGTAAAAAAAGTACAAAACACCGAAAAAGAAAACAAAAAAAAACTCGCAGGTCCAGTAAATGAAAAATTGACTGAATCACATGTTATAATATAATTCACATGTGATTTACAAATGTTGTTTGATACAAATTCAAATTCTTTTTCCGCGACGTTGGCAGCGGCATTTGCGCAACAAAAGAAATACCAGTACGTATACGTATCGATTGGGTCAAAATACAATCAGCAAGATGTATACTTTTACTCGTCTAAGTCGCCACTTGCAAAACGGGTTGATACAAATGCTTTAGAACAAATGGTACCGGTGTTTCTGCGCATAAAACCAACAGACCGGAATATTTTAGTGGTTGTGATTGATACATTTAATGCGGATAATGACATTCAATTGAATCGACGACTTATACAATCAGTATTGACGGAAAATATGGATTGTATTCTGGTAAATATGTTTTGCACGAATGCCAATTTAAACGAGTTGTGCAGTAAGTTGCTTGCAAAAGTATTGCTGGAAAATATTCATGAGTCAAATTGCATGATATGCAATTATGTAAAATATTTGAATATGCCAAATGAACTCGAAAAGGTGGCAGAAGCCGCCATACCCGCGACCGTGCAATCGGTATTAAACCGACCAGATTTTCATAAATATAAAGATTGTTACTATGAATGGTATGGATACCGGAACAGCTTATATAATTGTATTTACAATGTTTCCTATGCAAAAGGCAACCTATATTTTCATAAACGAGCACATGATTTAGAAATGAAACTTGAACAGCTTGTCAATTTACATCGACGCCCCATACAGGCTATTCACGATAAAAACATCGCAGGATTGCTCACCAATTCATATGATATTACATCGCCATACGATGTAGATAGTGATACCGGGTTTTCGCTTTCATTACACCAAATACATAGCCCATTAATCTAATGAGGTGAGGCATCGCTTAAAAAAGTCACGCACTTCGAGTTTGTTTGACCCGACAACAACATCGTCCGGTGCATAATGTGTATTATTTTTGCGATAACACAAAATGGTTGGAATTCCTTTCACTATTTTTTTTGTTTTCATAAATGCATATAAATCAAATGACTTATCAACATCGATAATTGCACATTGGACGGTGTCCGGCATCGATTCAAAGCATTGATGCACATCTGCTTCGATTAATTTGCATGGCCCACACCAATCGGCCCCAAACTTCACAATAATGAGTCCGGGGTTGTTGTTTAGGGAATCGAAAAATGCGTTTCTATTTTCATAATGCGTAATAATTGGTAATCCCATCTTGTATACTATATAGACACACTACGTTTTATGTAATTTACGTAAGAATATACATAAATAGTATCGAAATAGTATAATAAATACTAAATCTTTAGACTGAAAATGTCACAAAAACAATATAATTTGGACATTCATATGTATAGTTTGCAAGATTTACTCGGTCTGTTTGATTTGAATTATTCTATTACGTTGGAAGATATGAAACGCGCTAAAAAAAAGGTTCTTATGACACATCCGGATAAATCGAAGCTGGGGCCGGAGTATTTCTTATTTTACAAAAAGGCGTTTGATATTGTTGTCAAATTTTACGAGAACCAAACCAAGCAGAATCTACCGGTTACCACCGAAAAACGGGTATATGATAAAGGACACCTATCTGCCGATAAAGCAACTGTGAATGCAGTCAGCAAAAACATTCAATCGATGGACAAACGCCAATTTAACACTACATTCAATGAATTATTTGACAAAAATATGGTAGCCAAGGCCAACCCGGACAAAAATCAGTGGTTTACGAACGAAACTGCGACATATGAAACGACCGAAAAAGTGAGTACACAAAACATGGGCCAGGTATTTGACAAAATAAAGGATACTCAACGTGGCATGGTAAAATATAGAGGTGTTGAGAACCTGTATATGAATAGTGATTTTGGAAATTCAATATATGACGACGAAAACGACGACATTTATGTAAGCAGTGATCCGTTTAGTAAATTAAAATTCGAGGATTTGCGAAAAGTACACAAGGACCAGACGGTGTTTGGTGTAAGTGAAAAAGATATACACAATGTACAACAATATTCGTCGGTTGACCATATGATGCGAGAACGAGGTAAACAATCGTTGACGCCACTCGAAAAACAAGAAGCTGAACGTGTATTGGCGCAACAAAATCAACAATATCGAGAACAAATGATGCACAAAGAATATGCCGATAAATTAAAAACAATGCAATACGAAGAAAAAAACAAGAATGTGTTGGCTACGTTTTTACGCATTAAGAATGATACATAATGGCATCGGCCGACCCAAAAATTGATTGGCAGTGCGTGCATTATATATTCTTATAAATTTGTTTGAAAAATCTATAAGAATGACAACACCCCTAGACAATACAGATTATGTAATGGTTAGGGAAGCAATGGATATCATTAGTGAATTAAATCTGGTTGATTTTGTGAAGAATTTCAACGAAAAATGTGGGTTTATAAGTTCGCCGGACAACCGCGTCAACCTAATTGGGTTTGCATTGGCACATCAAAGTCATAGTGGTGCGTCATTTGCATGTGTCATGCGAAATTGCCAATATTATTTCAATCACATCGAAGAGTGGAGACAATTAAAAATAATGTATGAGCTCCCTCCCGAGCCCGAACAAGAAATAGAAAATACAGATAACGATTTATTTTTCGAAAATTCCAGTTAACACCAAATATAAATAGACATTAAAAATAACTTAAATCGTCATTTTTTGCATTTGTATTTGGCGCTGAATCCATGGTTTGTCCAAATCTAACATAAGACCACTGTAAGAAGTGTCTTTGTTCTCAATGTCACTGAAATTATCATATTGAGTCACAGTTAATGGTGTAATAATATACCAATAGTCTTGCAGCTGTAAGCGTAACCAATATTTATCAACCGCGTACTCAAATTTGTTTGTTGGATTTCGTATTAGTTGCACTAGGCCTTCTTTGAAGTTTGCAATCAATTTATCATAATATTCTTTTTTGACAATGTATCCGGTGGTAGTTTGACAGTAAAATACGCGCGCTGCATACTCATATAGTTTTTGACAGGGTGGTCTATTATTCCCACTGACCAATAAAACGTCCCAATTAATGTCTTCATTTTCGGTAAATTTGGTAAGATTTTGTTTGAACAACTCAGGATTTGTGAACGTAATATCATCTTCACATATAAATACTTGTTCATAGTCTCGGCTCTTTGCGAGCTCTAAACATTTAATATGGCTCATCGTGCACCCGACCGCCGGCGATTTCGGCTGAATTCCTTGCACACGTTCAGCCTGGATTCCCATTTTTTCGAACTCCTTAGTAATGTGTTCTAATCGGTCAGTTCGATGGTCCAAATTAATGAAAAGTGTGTGTTCGAATAGTTCCATGATGAAACTTTGCAATATAATAAACAATAATATTGTGTTTATTATATTTTGCCGATAAATATGAAATATTTATTCATTGTCCATTTTTGACAATATACGTTCCATAGTTGATTTGATTTCGTCAGGGCTTGGAATATGCGGTTGTGGTTGTGGTTGTTCTGGTACTTTCACTTGGCTCGCAAGCAATTCGTTATATTTCATGGATAGATCGGTGTTGGCTTCGTTCAAGTGGACTATACTGATGTGCGACCACTCAATCGAATTATTTAATTTTGTTACTAGTCCTGCATTGGTTTCGTTCAAATTTGCTATACTGGTTTGAGACCATTCTGCCAACTGATTTAATTTCATTGCGAGACCAGAGTTGGCTTCTTTTAGTTCGGATATATTGGTTTGCGACAACTCGAACAACTGCTTTAATTGCGAAAACTGCTCTGTCATATTATTTACAGATTCGCGCAACACTAGTATTTCAGCATCTAGTTCGTCGGTTTTCCATGTAACACTCTTTTTATTACTAGGTGAACCAATTTCTTCAATGCTGATTTCAATATTCGATGATGCATCTATTTGCAGTTTCGGCGGAGCAGTCTGTAAAAATGCGTTAACAAGTGGTGTTGGCGTTGGCGTTGGTGTAGTGGGTTGACTAACTTTATTGATGGGCGGCGGAATTAATGACATCTCATATGCACGTTGTTGCATTTGCTGTTTTACGAGTTCGTCCATATTTTGTATTACTCCGTCATCCGCCTTTTCCGTGAAATTTACATTGGCTGGTACGACTTTTTTATTCAGGTTCGCATATTCTTGTTGTCTCTGTTCAAATTCTTTTGCGTAAATGTCAACTCGCGTATCAGGTACAATCGGTGGGGTAGGTATCGAATACGAATTCGCAGGTTGATATGAGGGGATCGCCTGTGTAGGCGTGTTTGTTTTCGCAACTGGTTGACTGATTTGCTCGCGTACATTTTGTATCATATATGATATGGTTTCTTTGTTCACGGTATTCAACTCGGCTACAGTTAGTTTTTGCAGCTTATATCTTTCATAAAAGGTGCGTATGATCGTTTTGAACCATTCGTTTTTCTTTTCAGGATTATATGGCGCAAAAAAGTCTTGAATATATGCATTTTTACTGATGACGTTCCATAATAATTCCTGGTTCTCAGGGACTACGTATAATGACATGTTGTATATGAATATGTTATTATATCTATATGTGTTCAGCGGTTAATGTTTTTTGACGGATTTTCTAGACCCTCGTTTTTTTTGAGCATTCGACATCTTACGTTTTTGTGAACGCTTTACACGGGATTTCTTTTTGTTGCCACCCTCTATCGGTTTATTGATTGGAGGTTCTAAAATCGGTATTTCTTTAATGGTTTTGCTATATGATCTAAAAAAATTGGAAATATCTTCTTTGCGCGCTTCAACCGGCAAATTACTGTTTTCAATATATCCAAACAAATGCTTTAAAAAATACTTCACTTCATCATCCGTTGAAAAAGGATATTCTTCGTTTACAGCGCGAACCTTGTAATTATAAATATGATATCCTTTGCTGTTTTTATCTTTGTCAGCATAAACATCCACAATGACATCAATGTCTTTATTTGTAGCTGGAACAACGACCGGTGTAGGTTTATATTTGTCAATAAAACTATTCAACATGTTTTTAATTTTATCACTATTGCATTTGCCATCCTCTGTTTTATTTTCTTCGTTAATTAATGTGGCTAACTCATCGATCAACTCTTCTTTTGTTTTAGCGTTGAGAGATTCTTTTATTGATTCTGTTATCGGTTCAGTTTCTGTACTTGCATTTACAGTAGGAATTGTTGTATTCATGCGAGTTCTAACCTGCTTATTTTTTTCAGATGGTTTGGGTGGCATGATTATAGTATAAGTATCAAAGTTATACTATAATGATAAAAAATTACGAATTAAAATACTTCTTTCTATAGTGATTCATATATTTATCTGGTATGCGCTTGTTCTTAAAGAACGCGATTTTATCCATATAATTTTTGAACACCTTCTTTTCCGTCTTATTTGTCAACATGGTGACAATAAAATACAACGAGTACATTCCGCATTCATTGTTTCCGTATTGGTGCTCCATGGGACAATTTTCATGAAAGTGTATATGCATGGGTGTTTCTAAATCAAGCCCTTGCGCAATAATACGTTTTGCAAGTGCATCGATTTCCTGCGGGATTTTATCCCCCGCGCTGTCCATGAAAAACATATATTGGTCTTCTAAATCTACGAACATGGAGACCCAATGCGACCCCCCTTGTCCATGATGGTCTAAATTAAATACAATCCCGATTTTTGTTTTACCGGACTCTAAATAGTTTTTCACCTGAAATTTACATAGTTCTTCCCAAACGCAGTCTCCGCCGTTTTCGGGTAAACGCGTATCAAAATCAATTGGCGACGGGCCGAGAAATACAAAGTTTTTATAAGTTTCTTCGTATTGTTTGAGAACATCAGCAATATCAAAATTAGAAAGCCATTCATCCGGGTGTGTATTCCATGATGACGGGTGGTCTGGGGCAAAAGATTGTTTATCGAGCTTGCGACGTACTAAAGGGTCGGTAATTGTATCCAACCAACAATCTTCTTTATCACATGTCTTTAATTTCTTCTTTAAATCTCTCCATATGCTCTTCGATTCCGTTGCTACAATTTGCTTATCTGGGTGACTCGTATTAAAAGATGTTTTTAATTGTAACAGTACATCATCGGTTAAACAACTATCGGCTACGCTCGTTTTTCCGGACGTTCCCGGATTGCAGTTCATACGCTTAAATTTGCGCGTATGTTTGCGTCGATGTTGTTTCTTTCTATGACGCGTTGTATTCGTCGGCATGAATTCTCTTATAATATACAAATAAATTATATATTTCCCATTTGAACATTATAACACGCACGTTGTGCGGTTAGTGTTCAAATTCAACGTTACTGATAAATCAATTAAGACAGATATTGCCCTTTCTGGCAATATGCGAACTTAAATGGTCATCAGTTTAAAACAATTTATTTCATCGTTTGGAGAACATGCGCATATCATAACTGGCCACTGGCATATTGCCCTTTTTTACCACTCGTTCTTTCCCCCAAAATGAACTGGTTGGCGCTTGAGCCTCAGTCGGCGTCTCGTCCATATTTCCAAAGAGAACATCTTCGTCCGTGTCGTCTTTCTCATAACAGCCATTATGCGAACGGTTCTGTTTTTCCATATCCTGCATTTTGAAATATTGAACCAGGCGTTTTGTATAAGCGACAAATATTTGGTCTACATCGGTCGTAATTTGTATATCGGGTGAATCCAACATGCGGCTTGTTAAATCCATTATACGGCTTCTATATTTGCGATTGTCTGATATGCGTTGGTTCTCCACTGCATGTTGTTCTGGATTAGTTTGCGAGACATATTTACGATAATGATTTTTGTTCATTAATAGCGACAATGTTAGTTGGTCGATTTCTGATGTAGTGACTGTGTTCTCTAAATCATCGTTTGGTTCGTGTATATTTGTTTCGTCGATTTCACTTACTTCGTCCAACATACTTGTATCTGCATCAACCATGTCGTTATTTGTTTGGTCCATATGTGTGCGTTATATATATACATATTTATGTATTATTTATGTTTTTATGTATGGAAAACATAAATTGGTCAATTATTTCGTATTATTTCATATTCTTCTTTGTTTTACGTGCTTGTTCTCGTTCAGCCTTCTTCTTTTCCTGTTCTGCTTTGCGTGTTTTCTTCTTTTCATCTCGTTCCACCGCTTTGCGCTCGCGCTCCTCTTCTCGAGCCAATTGTTTTTGTTCTCGTTCCAACTTTTTCTGTTCGCGTTCATCCGCCTTACGCTGTCTTTCCGCCTCTTTTGCGCGCTCTTTCTCTAACATACTCTCATCTAAATTTTGTAACTGATCCACCATTTTTCCGCGATACGTTTCAACAAGGTCACCTATTTGTTTGTTCGTGATTTCTTCTTTATAATCGGCTTCTTTGCGCAATTCTTTACGAATTCGCTTGTCTTCGCGAGCTTGTTCCTTGATTTTTTGTTTGTTCTCGCCGATTTTTTTCTTAATGGTTTTCTGTATTTTGTTGAACCGTTTTTCGCGGTCTTTTGTCAATTGCTGGATATTCTTTTGTAGCAGGTTCTCCTTCTGTGCGTTTTCTTTCTTAAATATTTTCATAGTTTTATTATGTTGATTCTGGTGGTCTTTCAATGTCATACGGATTACACTACGTTCCAAATCATTGTACTGGGTATTCTTCAACATTTTGCGTAATTCAGCCACTTTTTGTTTATGCGCCTCCATTCGTATTTTCAAGCTTTGTGATATGGCTTCAATCTGCGTAGTATATTCTTCCAATTTCTTGTCAATTTCGACAATAGCAGGATGTACTTTCACGTTCTCTTTTAGTGCGCTTGTTCTGTTATTCGTTTTTACAGCACAGTCCTTCTTGATATTATACAACACCGATTCCTTGTATTCTTCATATTCGTCGGCATATTGTTCAATGTTCTCCTTGATATTACCCATGGTCTCTCGTTTCAGTCCCTTTTTAGCTTTGATGAGGCCTTTCATCTCCTTCATTTCGGCCCGTATTCCTGCAGTCAAATGTTTTAGCTCTGCAACCATATCCCTGATATTTGCATTGACCACCTTATCGCATTGTTTCTTCGGGACATTTTCAAATGTTTCGCATACTTCTTTTTTCAAAAACCCGAATTTATTTCGGTCTAAGTCGCTGAGCTCCCCTTCAATTTCCTTGGCTTTTTCGACCAATTTCATTTGTAGTCCCTTGGTTTCTTCGCTCATTTGTTCGCGCATGAATTTCTTATCAAACTTCTCGATTAATTCTTCATTTTTCACCATGGGTACAGAGACTTGTGTAACAATCGGTTGTGCGAATTGTCGCGCGTCTTTTTCACGATTTAAGTAACTGACATATCCAGCAATATCGTCCAAATACTTATAACGACCCGTCTCGGTAAACTCGCCCTGAACATCCAAATATTCATTCGAGAACTCATCAAACGTTGCGGGCATTTGCTCGCTCAACGGTTTACACAAATTGATGAGTTGAACCAATTCCATGGGCTTCGTTGTTATGGGTGTTGCCGTCATCAACATGAGCCGCACCGAGTTATCGCCGGAAATTTCATAGGACTTCATTAGAGCAGTGTGCAGGGCATTCATATCCGGGCGTTCGATTCCAGATAAGTCATCTCCGCCGTATAATTTGTGGGCTTCGTCGATAATAATGAGCGTTTTTCGCAACGGGTCCGCCGCTCCGTTGATTTTGACAAGTGTTTCGTAAATACTGTTTTGTTTTGACACCAAATTACTGAACTGTTTATACGAAATCGGCCGTATTTTCCACGATTTCGACAACAATCGCATACGTTGGGAATGCTCTTTTGGCATGGTAAAATCGTCACTATATTCGATTTTGTTGCGTATACTCTCATTGCATACTTGGTCAAACATATTTTTCCATATATCGTTTTTAAGTGTGGTTCGGGTGACCCACAAAATCGTATATTCCTGTTTTTCGAAGCTGCTGGTCGCAGTGGCAATCGCACTGCATGTCTTTCCTGTACCGACAGAGTGCCACAACAACATACCTTTGCATGGATTTAAGGGTGTAAAATAATTGCGAATGAAGTTCTGTGACGGAGTATATTTGAGAACATTTCCACCGCCGTTCATATTTTCCGCGCACATATTGGTCATTTTCACGACATCCCATGTATATTCTTTGAAATAGTCTTTAATGTATTGACGCATTGCGGGGTATGTTTTGCGCGATTGCACCGAATGACCAGGTAATACAAGGCTGGTTGTCGTTTCTGTTGCTTCTGGTCTGCGAATACGGAGTTTGGGGGCGCCGCCATATACAAACTCTTTGCCACCAGGTAAGCGTTCGATGTTTTTGGCAGACGGAATCGAGAACGTATGAATATTTTTGTTTAAGTCGTAGTCGACAGACCCGAGAACCGTGGACTTTTCCAAATCATGTGCGAAATGAAATTGGCGGATATCAATGTTCATGGACTTTAAATAGAGGTCAATCGCGCTTTCTGCACCCAAAAAGGCGCCTTGTACCTTCTTGGGAATAGCCAAATCATATACAAAAATATGCAACGGCCAACCTCTGGAAGGGTGGAACTCCAATCCCTTTTGTCCGCATGTGCGGGTGCCACGACCAATGACCTGTTTTTGGTCGGAAGGCACCGTCGATGGCTCGAAGATGTGAACATATTTTACGTCAAACAAATCAATACCTTCTTTGAAGCCACTATCTAATACAATAATTCGCGCTAGGTCGCCGTGAATGTTCTCGGGCCGTTGGTTGAATTTGGCCAACATCTGTTTTTTTGCGGCGACTGTAATGGGTTGGTCGTACACCATGACCGAAGACAATAAAAAGAAATTCGTGTTTGGATTACGCATAAGTTCTGCGTCCGTATTTAGTTCGAGTTTCTTGTAGCGATGTTCTCGTTTTTCGGGGGCATCTTCTTGCTCTTCGACAGACGCCGCGTCGGCCTTATCTACTGGCTTCTTTAATTCCGCAGAATATCCCAAATGATAGCCCTTTGCAATAAGTGCGGATGCAACTAATCTAGCTCCATGCGCTCCAGATTTAACATCAGAAAATATAAAATGCTTAAACTTCTTTCCATGTTCTTTCATGTCTGCGGTATCTAATTTTTGAATTTTCCCGAGTAATTCATGTAACTTTGGTGATATAGTTGGTATTTTATTTAGTAATTCTTCGCCGGAAAAATTAACAGAGTCAAATTTATATTTATCGAGGCCTTTACTTAAGTTACTTTTCTTACGTACACATGCCGGGTCGTAACTAATTGTTTGTGTTTCATCTAACAACGATTCTAAATATTGATTTGAAGACACATAATCCTCCTTTTGCATAGGCTTATTCGGCTTACGCAAGGAATGTTTTTTTCGTGACATTCACAATACGTTTTATATTATATCTGGATAAAATTATATTGTCATATACTATATTATAGTAGCATGTCAACCATAAACGGTATTTCCCCCAAACAAACAGTTACAAACTACAAAGATGGAGAACAGTCTCTCGACAGAGGTGTTCTTCGTCGCGGATGGAACCAATTAAACGCCTCCGGTACAATTAATGGATATAAGCGTGTGATAACTCCTTTTCGCGCGGTGAATAATTTAGGTGATTTCCTTGCTCGTCCAAATTACGTGTGTGGTGGACCCAATCAGGTGAATGCAAGCAAACCTGGATGGAAAGGACACATCGGTTCGATCATTAGCAACTGTGATAACACTGGTGTCGCGGGTGCGTCATGCAACCCCAGATTTGTATCCGATTCTTCTGATTATGTGCGATTCCGCAAGTTGCGCGCCATGAACAAGAATTACAATGATGTGAAGAACTAATCATGCAACCTTTGTCGAGATGCACAATGATTCATATGTACGCGTTATGGCAGCACGCAAGTAATTTAGTCAACAATAATTTATATCACTATGTTATAGAATCATTGTGATATGTATAAAATGAAGTATAGTATACAAAATATAAACAACGGTGCATTGTCTGGTGCAAAACCCATGCCGCAAAAAGACAGTACAAGTGACAATCAGGCATCGTTTAATATGGCCCGACATACTTATTTGGAAACTGTCACTGCTACACCCCAAACCCCTGTTGTAAAGTTAGAAAAGAAGTGGTTCGGCAACAAGGATGCATCGAGTGTGGTTGCAAATCGTCGCAACAGCGCGGTCGGGAAAGGGTCTTTGAATGCAAGTGGAGGACTATTTTCGTTCACTACATACAATGATATTAATACTATCGATAATGCTCGTCGCAGAGCACGCGCCGGTGGCTCAGTTGCCCCGCCAAAAAAAAATGCACGCACAACAAACGCCCCGACACCGACATTTTCCCCGATTCAATATAAAAAAGTTGGTGGGGTCGTACAAAATCAATACATCAAGGATTTTTATGGAAATAATGGAAGCTATTTGTATCATTAAATTGGAGTTGCACAATTGTGAAATTTGTAGAAATAGTGTGAATATGACTATCAGGACGGTCATGTTGGTCTAGCATTCCATACAAAATAAACACAAGTCGAACAAGTGAAAGTGCTACCATGACATACATGATCCGTCAAAATAATAATTATTCGAATTCGTTCCTGTGTTGGTTCAATTTTTTTCACAGTATACAATATATTGTCAATGTACAGTTATTTAGTTGAATTTTTCGGTGCTGCGTTCTTTATTTATGTGATCTTTGCGACAGGAAATCCTTTAGCTATTGGTGCCGCGTTGGCGCTTACGATCTTGCTAACCAGCAAGATTTCGGGTGGACACATTAACCCCGCAGTGACCATTGCCATGGCCTCTGCTGGTAAACTACCCGTGTCTGAAGTGTTGCCTTATTGCATGGCCCAGATTTTCGGTGGGTTAACCGCTCTGCAGTTGTACAAGCGCTACCAGTTTTAAACTACTATATTTCAAGTGTAAGAACCCATATTTATAAACATTATTTTGATAATAATGTTTACACTAAACGCTTTTCTACTCACAATCACGTGCTAAAATGTAAATACAAATAATAAAATGCAAAGTTCAGTATGTAAATAACTTCGCCATAAAATATATTTTTATTTACATTTATGCCGATAAATATCAACGAGAGAACAGCCAATAACAGTGATGACAACAATACCGTATCACAATTGGTCAAATAACAATGCCGTGCCATGAAAAATAAGATAGACATAAACACCAAACCCGCAAAAACATAATGAATGGTATGCGTTTCATTTACATAAATGAGTCCATATATTCCAATAAGCAATGCACAAATAATAGCGATAGAATATATGTCATTTCTTTCCAATTCGTACAAAATCGTACCTACACCCATCAAAAACATGAAAAATAATATATAGTGTTTGCAATCATTCGCACATATGATGTTAGACACGCTACTATTCGAATTGTATGTATAATATACGTAATAAATTGGCAATAAATAGCAAATTATCATAAACAATAGTAACCCATTTTTATCCATATCATACAAGTTATTGATATTTTATCTTCGTTTGTCGTGGAAATTGTGTAATATAGAGAATATTAGACGATTTCTATGTCAATGGTTTAAATGGTTTTCTTTACTACACGATACAATACAAACAATCCCACTAAAGACAACGCTCCCACATAAGCCTTTGTGACATTGTCTAGTTTAAATACATTCGTCATAACGTTTTCGTCGTCATTATCGCTATCTGCATCGGGTGCATGGGTTATTCCTTGAATTTTGGGAAGCATACTTTTCGGCGCGGGTTTCACGACATTATTGGACGAATCGACAACAACATTGTTGGATGAATCTGTTAACACAAACATCGACTCCTTAATGCCTTTGTTCTCACTAGATTGCGCAACAATCTTTGCACTCACGCTATTCGGTTTGGCGTCAAGTTGAACGGGAGCCCCAATTAGCGGCTTCCACATGGTGGTTGGGTCCATGTTTTCGAAATTATCCATCATCGGGCATTTCTTAACCGTGAAGTTGTCGACCACCTTTGCGCCGTTGGCCTTCTTTTCTTTTTGTTCGGTAGATAATGAGGGCAAAATGTCAAAAACCTTGTTCATTTGTAATGAATATATACATTACAAATATATATTTATGTAATTTGAAGTACCAAACTGCATAAAGACATTATTCATGATACAATAATATAAGTCAAATATGTGTGGAATCTTTGCTCTGCTAAATAATTGTAATATTTTCACCCGAGAATATGTTCATAAACAATTTCTAAAGGGAAAGCACCGTGGTCCAGAACATTCGGTTATCCAAGAAGCGACCGTGAATGCCACATTTGGATTTCATCGTCTTGCGATAAATGGGCTAAATAGTGAATCGAATCAACCAATTCGCATTAAAGACGTGACTTTAATTTGCAATGGCGAAATATATAATTACAAGGAATTATACAAATTGATGAATGTGACACCCACGACCAGCTCGGATTGTGAGGTAATCATTCATTTATACAAAAAATATGGTATCGAACATACATTGCAGTTGCTAGATGGCGAGTTTGCATTTTGCTTGATGGACAACAGTAATTTCGGCGGAACCTCAAGCATGTATATTGCGCGTGACCCATATGGAGTGCGACCAATTTACACTTTATCGCCGACCAAGCTACAAAAAGGTAGTGTGTTTGGTTTCGCGAGCGAGTTGAAACAATTGTCCGATATGTGTAACAAATTAAACGACGAACAACTTACAAATATGGACTCGATCACAACCCATGAATATGTTGTAAAACAATTTCCGCCTGGCACTTACTCACACTATGAATTGCCGTTTAAGCGAACTTCTTTTTGGCGGC